TCGTAAGTGTCACGGACTGGTAGCTCATGGGTGACATTCTCACCCCATTGAGTTTGGTTGTAAGTTTGAGATTGCAAGCTAGTTAGTTTGTAGAGAGTAGTCATTGTCTTAGGCTCCTATGTAGGGAAGTTCAAGTTGGTCTGGCTAAGTTAGTAGCGATTTGAGGTGTTGTCAAGGGCTTTAGGTAGTTTAGCTAAAGTCCGCGATGAGGTAAGGAAGCTGGCGGCCACGGGCACCCGTGGAAGGGCTAAGCGTCCTTAAACGCCCCGCCTGCTTGGTCATAGGCGCGGTGCATCTCGTCGTGTGCGGCCTGTCGAGCCCGATTGTAGGCTGCCTTGGCCGCTGCTTGGTCTTGCTCAAAAAGCTGCTCGCAAGCGAGCTTGGCTTCGGCGACGGTTGCAGCATAAACCCGGTTCGCTTGCTCGCGGGCTTGGTAGCGGGCGGAGTGTGCCGCATCGCGAGCCTGCTTGTATGCGAGCTTGGCTTCCGCGGCAGCGCGGCTGCCCCCCACTGCCTCATAGACTTGCTTGGCTTGGCCGTAAGCCTGCTTAGCTTGGGAGTAGGCTTGCGAGCGTGTTAGATCATGAAGCTGCTTAGCTTGTTTCTCTGCTTGGGAGTAGGCACGCGTGGTGCGTTCAATGGAAGCCTCGACGGCTCGAATACGATCCTTTTCAGCTCGTTTCTCTGCTTGCTTGTAGCGCGCATCCGTTGTGCGGGAGCTATAGAGATAAGCCCGCTGGTTCTCCCGTTGCTGCTTGCGGCTTTCCGTCTCTTGCTGCTGCTCCAATTGCTTCTGTTGGCGCTGCTGTTGTCTTTCTCGATGCGTAGGCATGTTGCGGTTCCTTTAGATAGAGATTTCCCTGTAGGCTTGCCATGCTAGCTTTATTAAACGGTGCACCCCCATTAAAGGAGATGGCTGCTTGAATAGCCACCTCCTTATAAAGGTCAAGGCTTCCGCCTCGTCTACAATTGCTAGGGTCGCCACCGATTGCGTGCAAGCGGTGTAGTAGTCCTCCTTAGCTATTTTATGAGTAGCGAGAATGCTATCATAAATACGCTCAGCCTCATTATACTCGGCTTGCGCCTTGTCTATGAGCCTATTGGTTTGAGCTACTAAAGCCGGGCTTACAGGTTTGCCCCCTTTAGCATACCTAAGATTGGCCGTAGCCCGCTTAAGAGCCATTTTAGCCTTAGGCAACTCGTCTTGCACACGGTTGAGGGCGCGTTTCGCCTCTGCGATATCCATTTTGTCCCCTTTCCGGAAAACAGGTGGCTGCACTAGGTCCAATCAATATTCCCAAGCTAATGGTTACTAGGTAGCAATGCAAGGGAAAAGTGCTCACTTTTTGGTGAACTCGGTGCAATTAGGTCAATTAGGTAATTTGGTTATTCTAGAAGTATTAGTATCTTGGGGGCGGGATGGCCGTTTTAGGCCCGTGGCTCTAGGAGAATGAGCCATGCGTGACTTTTATGTTGCGAGCTTACTAAAAAATAATAAGAACAAGTTGGCGCGCCAGGGAGCGAAATTTTGAGCAGATTGTACAGTCGGAGCCAGAAAGTTTTTGTGTATTATTATTAGATAATAGAGATATATATACCACCTCTCTTTTTCCACAGACAAATTTCCCAATGATTTCAACGGGGTGCCCGTGAACGGACGCGGAACGTAGGTGCTACAATAGTAACTTTAAACCTTCCACCTAAAGTTACATTTTGTCACCCGATTTTCTATCTCTGCGGGGTGCCGGGCCGTCTCGCACGCCAAGCGTGTAGGTACAATCTCGACTAATAGTAGAGCACTATATTAATATATGTGTACTCGACTAAGAGTATTTACTAATAGGTGGATAGTATTAGTGATTACTATTAGTCGAGACTATTAGTGTGCTGCTCACCTAATAGTGGAGCTAGCAGGTGGAAAGGCAGAACATAGTGAGAACTTGGGGTGTTAGGGGAGGTACCGGACGCCGGGGGGTTTGTATCTTTCCCATTCCCCGCAAGTTGCAGCTATTTTTGGTAAGTTCTTGTTTTGTTCCACTACAACTATTTCCATAGTTTTTACCCAGGAAACATCCTTGACGGCGGGCACGAATCAGCTTAGCGGTTGCATAGAACCCAAACTTAAGGACAACTTCGATGACTACCTTTATATCCTTACTTCGTGGACTTGGACTAGTCTTTGTGATATTCTTTTTACGTCCTACAATAGTGTGCATTGTAGGATACTGTACGCATGGCGGCTCTGTCTTCATCATAGTCCCGGTAGTGTTTCTAGGGTTCTGTTTCATAGCAGCTATCAATGTGCTCGCCGTAGCACTTGGCGTATTTGAATAAAGCTAGCCAGCAAGTTCGCTGGGTGCTAACCTACCTCCATCCACCCCAACTAAAGGAGCCTGGAATGCCTACAACCTCTCTCACGGGCACGGTTGCCTCAACCGTCCTCTCTTCCCTCCAGACCTCGAACACCGCATCCACAACCGGCAACGCCAACCTATCCGGCCTCATCGGCAACCTGGCATCGGCCCAAACGCAGGCGGGCCTGGACGCGGGCTGCCGTGCCATCCTGGCTACCCCCAACGCAGGTGCCGTGGGGACTATCGCTGAAGCTATCCTTCAGGTTACGACCCTGGGCGAACCTACTTACATTGCCGACGCCAATATCCGGTCCTTGCTCGTCGCGCAGAAGATCGCGGGCATGCAGGCCATCGCCGCGAGCCAGACGAAAACAAACGGCGTAATCTCCAGCTTCCTTGCGGGTTTGGGCCTCTAGTGCTATCCTATCTGTGCTACCGGCATGGTGCCGGCAGTTGCAGGCAGGAGGCCGCAAAGCATGAAGGCTTAGCAGGAGCGCGCGGATAGCGTGCAAGTTCGGAGTTAGGATTTTTAGACTTGAGGGGCTTGACCGCCCCTTCTTTTTTTGCTACTCTCTTCTAGCCATGGGTTTTGACCCCTTCCCCATGTGCATTAAGTAGCCTCCAAGTTGTGATGCGTTCCCCCCGGCCCTCAGGTCTCCCCCGGCCTGAGGGTTTTTTCTAACCATGTTTAGTGTACACCACACCACGGAAGTGCCATGAGAACTGGAAGGCCCCCGGTACCAGCGGTAGACAGGTTCACCGCCAAGTATAGTATAGACCCTACAACCGGTTGTTGGGTGTGGCTAGCTAACACCAGCAAAGACGGGTATGGTAAGTTCAAGATAAAGGATAAAACTATTAGGGCACATAGGGCTTCTTACGAGCTGTTTGTGTGCGACCCTGGTAAGGCGCAAGTTTTACATAGATGCGACAACAGGCTATGCGTGAACCCAAAGCATTTGTTTTTAGGTACGCATCAGGATAATATGGATGATATGGTTAGTAAGAAAAGACAAGCTAGGCTAGACACGCATGGCCGAGCATTGCTAACTAAGGAGGACGTTAGGGCGATACATTTGCTGAATAGACAGGGCATTAGCTATGATAAGTTAGCTAAGAAGTATAGCGTGCATAAAAGCACCGTGGCGCTTATAGTACAAGGAAAGCATTGGGTAGATATCTACAGAGAGTTCCATGTTGGTTCATGATGAGGTGCTAGATTTTATCCTACGGGACCCGGTAGCTGCGCACCAATATTTCTTTGCCCATCGCCATAGCGACCTCTCCCCTGAGTGCCATGAAGAAGTTATCCTAGATATCTACGACTTTGACAAGCCTAAGGTACTGGAGATGATGTTCAGGGGATCGGGTAAGTCTACTATACTAGAGGAAGCCTCCGTACTCTTATCCTGCCTCCAAATCATTAAGAACGGCATCATTATTGGCGAGTCTGAAACCCGCGCGGCTGAGCGGCTAACTTCCATCAAGTACGAGTTAGAGACGAATGACAAGCTCCTTGATACCTTCGGTCCCCTTCGTTCCGAGCCTTGGACTAATACGCGTGCCCTTCTTACTAACGGCTGCTATCTACAAGCCTACGGTAGAGGGCAATCCCTCCGGGGTGCCAAACACTTGGATCAACGTCCTAACTTTGCTTTCCTGGACGATATTGAGTCAGAGGAGTCTACTAATACTCCAGAGGCTATTTACAAAACCATGCGTTGGCTTACTGCCACCCTTTATCCTGCTCTTGCAAAAGAGGCTTTCGTTAGGATGGCCGCTACGCCGCTACACCCTAATGCTGCATGTGTGCAACTTGCCAAAGACCCCTCGTTCTTAGTTCATACAATCCCGGTATACTCTTATGTCAACGATACCCTTACATCCTCTTGGCCCGCTCGCTTCCCCCTCGCTCAAGCCCTACAGAAGAAGGAGGAGTACGAGCGCCTTGGCATGGCGCGTGAGTTCGCTCAAGAATACTTATGTGAGGCTGAGCATTCTGAGACGAAAGCTTTTGACGTTACCACTATCAACCTTGTTCCACTCGTCCATACGTTCGAGCCAACTGTTCTCATTGTGGACCCTGCTAGAAGTACAAAAGCTTCATCGTCTCTTACTGGCTATGTCGTCGCCTCCCTTACCAACTCCCGTATTACGGTTTGGGAGGCATTCGGGGGTACACACCGTCCTAGTGACATCATTGATACGATCTTTAGTATCTCACAAAGGTATAACCCTACTTTCATCGGAGTTGAAAGGGATGGGCTTGAGGAGTTTATATTCCAACCTTTGCGTAGTGCAATGGTTGAGCGAGGTATATTCCTACCCATCCAACCAATCAAAGCCCCCAAAAACAAGCTTGAGTTCATCCGCAGCCTTCAACCCTTCATCACTTCCGGCGACCTTGTTTCCGCCAAGCCGCTCCCACAATTAGCAACGCAGCTCCAGAATTTCCCCTCCGGCAAAATTGACGTTCTCAACGCCTTAGCCTATGTTCCTCGCATGTATCCAGGCGAGCCCATATATAAGGGGTTTGATCCCCTTCTCCATACTCTGAATAACCCCTTGGACGAGATACGTCCCTCTGCAAAGGTGATTTATGCCATCAACGCTACTTCGACCGATACTGCCGCGGTGGCAATCGCCTACCATAAATCAAGACTTGTTGTCCTTGATGACGTTGTTATTGAGGGTGCCCCCGCGTCCGCAATCCCGGAGGCCCTATCTTATATCCGGGCGCAAGTCGCTCACCCTGGTTCGCTCGTCATCCCCCGGCCTCTCCAGCTCTACGATACCCTTGGACTAAAGGCGATCTTGCGCTCTCAGGGAGAGGCCCCTTCCATGGGTGCCGATCCCGCTCGTTCTCGTGCCCTCTTGCAAACACAGATCGACACTTCTAAACTCGCGGTTGCCCAGAACGCTCTTTGGACCTTGCGCGCCTTAACTTCTGGCTATGCTTATATGCCCAATACTAAAGAGCCTAAGAAGAATTCTTATGCTACGCTCATGCAAGCAATCGAGGCAGCCCTTCCAATATTCCTTAGCCAGAACGAGGACTTAGCCGCGCACTACACAGTAGACTCAAGATCAGGGGTTAAGCATCTCACATCAAGGCCGGATAGACATGGCTGATAGTAGCATAATTTATCTTGAGGACTACATTGAACCTGAGCACCTGCTAGGTGATGAGGACATAGATGAGCAGCTTGTTAAGCTTTACGAGCGAGCGCGCAAAGCTTTTGAGGATCAGAAAGAGCGCGCTGACGATCTAGCTGACTATTGGGACATTTATAACTGTAAGATAAACGAGCATCAGTTTTACGCTGGTGACTCTAAGGTCTTTGTTCCTCTTGTTAATGCCGCGATCCAAGCAAGGAAAACTCGCTTTGTCAATCAAATCTTCCCCCAATCCAAGCGACACGTTGAAGCCATTACTACGGATGGTACGATACCTGACTCTTTGCTCAGCCTCGCAGAGCACTATATTAGCTCAACTAGACTCCGTACAGAGATTATGCCAGCGCTCTGCGTCAATGGCGACGTGGAGGGCTCTTACCACCTCAGCCTCTCTTGGCGCTCCTTTAGGCGCACTATCAAGAAACGAGTCCGTTCCCCAATAAATCCCCAGTCGGGTGCCACGCAACCTCAAGGTAAAGATGAGGCTATTGTAACCGAGGAGATTCTGGATGGACGCCCAGAGATCGAGGTATTACACGATAGCGATATTGTTATCTTCCCAGCAAGTGCAGACTCTATTGAGGACGCTCTTGAAAGGGGTGGAGGGGTCGCAATTATTAGACGCTACTCTAAGGCTGAGATTGAGAGACTTAAAGACGAGGGAGTATTCGACAAAGAAGCCGGGGAAGACCTTATAGAGTCTTTAGAGGATGTCCGGCAAAAGATACCTGAGAAGAATATAAAGAAGAAGCTTACGGAGAACTTGGGTATAAAGCTAGGTAAGGGAGAGCCGCTAGAGGTTTACGAGGTATGGACGAAACTAAAGCTCAAGGAAGAGTCTCCTGCTCCGGAGTCACAGCCTCATGGAAAGAAGGATACCAAGCCAAAAACATCTCGGAAACTTTGCCAAACTTTTATCAAGGCAGATGGTGTAGCACTTGGGTGCCGGGAAACCATTTATTGGAACAGCAAAGTCCCCATCCTTTCATGCCCAGTCGTCAAAACCGCAGGTGTATTCAAGGGTGACTCACGAGTTAAGTTCTGCGCCGACATGCAGTACAAGGCTAACGATGCTGTCAACATAGCTATGGACTCGGCTATGTACTCGCTCATGCCTATTGTCATGACCGATCCTAACGACAACCCTCGTGTAGCCTCCATGATAATGAGCATGGCAGCTATATGGGAGTGCAACCCTAACTCAACTAAAGTTATCCAGTTCCCCGATCTTTGGGAGAAAGGTTTCGCAATTGCCGCAAGCGCGAAGGATACCATTCTTCAAATACTCTCAGTCACCCCAGCGACTATTACACAGGGTGCGAGCAAAAAGAAGCCAACTCAGGCGGACATTGCCAACGAGCAGATGGTGGATATCCTTACAACGGCTGATGCTGTTACGACTTTGGAGGAAGGGATACTAACTCCCCTCCTTCAATGGTTCATTGATTTGGACTATCAGTTTAGGGACCGCGAGCTTACGATTAAGAAGTACGGCCCCCTTGGTGTTGAAGCCCAGATGGAGGAAGTTGAGCCTCTTCAAATGAACGAACGGGTAGAGTTTCGCTGGTTAGGCGTAGAGGCTGCAAGGAACGCGCAACAGATACAGCAGCAAATAGCTGCTATGAACATTCTACGCGGGGTGCCTCCACAGTTCTATGAGGGTTATACCCTCACTCTCCAGCCCGCTATTGCCCAGCTTATCGAGTCTACATTTGGCCCACGCCTCTCTAGGCAGATATTTAGGCCCTCTGCTCTTACGCAGTCTTTACCGGCTGAGCAAGAGAACCTTATGCTCATGGATGGTTTTCAGGTTCATGTCTCCCCTCTTGACAACGATCAGGAACACCTCCAGTCTCATCTCAACTTCCTCAAGACTGGCGGTCCTATTGCCGACAGCCATGCAACCTTGCGAGCACATATCCAAGAACATATGGTAAGCCTTCAGAAAAAGCAGATGGCTGCCGCACCTGGGGGCCAGCCAGGCACCCCAGGGGGCCAGCAAGGGCGAGGAATGCCAGGCCAGCCCCGGCAGGGGGCAATGCCTGGAAGGCTGCCCACGGGTACGCAATCGCCTCCTGGGGCCATTCCTGCCGATCAAATGAACCCAGCCGCGCGAGCTGCAAGACCACAGCGCGGCGGTTCAGCTTAGGAGGTAGTATGTTACGGTTAGTAACCTTAGCCCTAGTTCTTCTCTTCTCAACTTCGGTGGAAGCAAAGCACCACCATCGTCATGCCCACCATTACCATCACGTTCACCATCATGCTCATTACTTCACTCCCCCCGGACTTAACTTGGTGACTGTTCAAACTGCCGCTAACAAGCAGATCGTAGTTGCCCGCCATCTAGCTACTCGCTTCCAGTCTCTAATCGCCGATTTAACCTCTGCCGGTTATCGTCCCCGTTCTATCCATTGCTTCTCTCTTACTGGCCATGTTCGTCACTCTCTACACCATGTGGGTGCCGCTTGTGACTTTGATGGCTCTCTTAGCCGTTCCGCTTTTATGCGTTCCTCTATAGCTAACCGCATCATAGTTAAGAATCGCTTCCGCAACGGTTGTACTTTCTATAGTAGCGGGGTTAGGGACTGCGGCCATGTAGATGAAGGCTTCAACTATCATCGTCCCCATAGGAGGGCTCGCTAAATGGATGCTTCTACTATAGAACGTTTTGAAGAGAAGTCAATACCTGAGCCAAATAGCGGTTGTCATTTATGGATGGGTGCCGTGGATAAGGATGGGTATGGCCAGTTTCAACTACGAACACGAAAGACAGTAAAGGCTCACAGGTTTGCTTATGAACTTCACACAGGGGTAGCGCCAGGTAAGTTAAAAGTTTGTCATTCTTGTGATGTTACTTGTTGCGTTAACCCAAAGCATTTGTTCTTGGGCACAACTAATGACAACAATAAAGATATGGATAAGAAGGGTCGTAGTTATTATAAAGGAAAAGCGCTTATAACTCCAGTGCAAGCAAAAGAAATAAAAAAACTTTATCGTCGTCATTGTCGCACTGATAGGCTTGATGGTATAGAGTGGGCGGAAGAAGTAGCTAAACGATATGGTGTATCCAAAAGTTGTGTATGGCATATTTGGTTAGGTCATACTTGGGGGGAGGTCTAGCATGGTAAGCCTTCCACTTGAGCAGTTTATTGAATCCGAAGAGTGGGTAGGCAAAGAAGGCCGGCTTCCTGATGGCCGCTACAAGTCTACTTGGGACGCTATTGGCGGAGTTTGGAACATAGGACCAGGGCTCACTAATGGTGTTACTCGCGATACGGTAATGACCAAGGAGCAGATAGACCAGGCTTATGCAAAGGAACTAGGACCTTTTGAAGAAGGGGTGCGCAAGTATGTTAAGGTTCCTGTCACGAATAACCAGTTTACAGCTCTTGTTTCGTTCGCTTACAACGTGGGACTTTCTGACTTCCATAGCTCTACTCTTCTTCGTTTACTTAATTCTGGAGAGGCTAACGAAGTTCCCGCTCAACTAAAGCTATGGGTGCATGGCCGCGCTACGGGAAAGAAAGTAATTCCCGGCCTCGAAAACCGGCGCCGGGCTGAGTGTGAGATGTGGAACACGCCGGACGGACCCTCTATGCAGCCGCAAGATTATGTGCCACATTATGACCCAGCTTCCCCCGTACCCAAGGGTGCCGCAACTTTGGAGATGAAGATGAGTAGTCCTAGTACTATGGTAAACGTTCCGCTTAATGCCACTACCGCTATCATCAGCCAGCTCGGGCATAAAGTAGTTACTGCTACCCAAGGGGGACTTATCGCAATTATCGCCTATGTTTTTACACACTTTAATAGTGTGTGGGACTTACTTAGCTTGAACTCTTCTACTATATCCGTGTATGCTGCTACCGCTATAGTAGGTGGTATTGAGTGGTACAAGCATACATGGGTGCAGAACTCTAATGAAACAACAGCAGCTATCATAGATAGCTTGGAGGCTAAACTTAAGGAACTAGAGCATTGACGGGTGCTTTGCGGCTCCCCCGTCAAGGACCGGGCTGTTATTGAGTGCTAGTAGCTTAGGCTTCTTTCGTAGCTCTAACAGTCCGGTCCACTAACATAAAGGTAGTACCATGGTAGATGTACCTCGTTCAAGCATTGATCCCGTTAAGGTCATAACTGAGCATGACTTACTTAAGTGGGTGGGAACTGCTTTAACAGCCTTGATAGTGCCCCTTATGTTTTGGGTAGTTACTAGCCAGAGTTCTAGGTTAGACAGACTAGCTGAGGGGCTTAATCAATTACATGAGCAAGTTGCGGTTTTACAGGTTAAACTCAAGGTTCATTCCGAGCTTACAACTGCGGAGTTTGACGCTACCAAGTCGCAAATAAGAGCCGTAGGGGATAAAGTTCAAGGACTTAGGGAAGACGCGGGGAAGTTGCTTCAAGTTGTTAGTATAAAAGCTGCAAAAGGTAAAAGACCATGATGCCAGGCGATGATGAAGATGATCTCGAACAGTTAGAGGGCCCGCTCAATGAAGATGAAGAAGATGAAGGAAACGAAGGACCCGGCGGCGAAGGCGGACAAGAAAGCTTCGAAGACGAAGACCCCGATGCACCGGGACCGGACGAAGCCGAAGACGAGCCGCAACGGCCGAACCGCGTAGAGGTCCAGCCTTCTCAGCAGCGCCGGTCACAGACGCGTTGGCAAGCACGCGAGAAAGAGCTTGCGGAAACCCGTAGGCGGGCGGAAGAAGCAGAGGCTAGGGCAGCCCAGCTTGCGGCCCAACAGCAGCGGGAGCAAGCCCAGAGGCAACATGCGCAGCTTGCGGAACGGGAGCAGCGCCGGGCGGCGATGACACCTGAAGAGCGCACCGCCGATGAGCTGCAAGAGATTCGCGCGCAGATGAATTTTCAGCGCGATATGGATGCCTTCTACCGCAACGATGCTGCAGACAAAGCACAGTATGACGCTAAGGCCACTGTAAATAAGGTTTACAAGCGGCATCAAGGTACGGTAGAGAAGAAATTGCAGCAAGCCCGCAACAATGGTTGGAACATTCCCAGGGAGCAGATACTCGCTAACGTGATCGGAGAAGAAGCTTTGAAAATGGCAGAACAGTCCAGCAAGCCCACTCCTACGCGTCGTAAGCCAGTCTCCAAACCTAGTAACTCGCGGGGTGACGGTGCCTCTACGCCAGGTCGCCGTAACTCTTCGTCAGATAAAGAAGCTCTTAAAAAGAGATTGGAAAACATACCCCTCTAGCGTAGTAGGATGGGGTTACAGGCAGGAGTAAGCTTGTGACCAATACTTCCACTAATTTCAGTAGCGACATTCAATCTTATATCGCAACTGAAACCCTTCCTCTTGTCCGGCGTCAGCTTGTTGTCTATCGTTTGGGCGATCCGCTTACGTTGCCTAAAGGTAGTGGCAACACTTACACGGCTACCCGGTTCAACCGTGTTCCGCTGCCTTACCAGCCACTTACCGAGGGTTCGCCACCTCCAGGCGAGTTAATGACGTTGGCCCAGGTGACGGCTACTGCCCAGCAGTGGGGCGATCAAATCATCATTACTGATGTTGCTGAGTTGACGATCAAGCATCCTCTGTTCAAGAAGGCTATCGAGCTAACTGCTCTCCAGGTCTCTGAGACTCTTGAGCGTAATTGCTTCAATGCGATTATGGCCGGAACACAGGTTGACTACATCGGTGCTGGTGGCTCGCGTGCTAGCCTCGCCTCCGGTAACGTCCTTACAGGTCAGGCATTCAACCGTATTTTTGCTCAGCTTGTAGCCTTGGGTGCTCCGCGCTTCAATGGCGACGAGATGACGGACATCGTGCTTGACGCCGAGGGCGGCGGAGCTAAAGCCTCCGATAGTCCTCGTGGCATGCCTCACTATGTCTGTGTGATGCACCCCTTCGTCATGGCTGACTTGTACGCGGATACGACGATCACTAACGCCCTTTCTTATAGTGACATTAACCGTCTCTATAACTATGAGTTTGGCGAATGGCGCGGCATCCGCATGTGCGTGTCCAACATGGTGCCTTTCTGGACAGGCTATGCGGCTGTAACTCCTTCCTCCGTTGGTAGCGGCGGAACCCTAAGCGGCACGTATGCGGTCCAGGTTACTGGTTCCGATACACAGAATCAGTATGAGTCCTATGTAGCAGTAGTGTCTACTGGTAACTCTATCACTGGTTCATTTACCATTACCACTCCTAACGTCCCCGGATATACGTTTAACGTGTACGTGAGCGCGGCGAGTAGTTCTGTACCTACATACCTTGGGCTCTGCACATCTGGACCTAGCCAGGGACCATTCACGGGCCAAGCTATTCAGCTTCCCGCTAACACGACTGTTACCATTACGGGGCTTGGGCTCGCACAGGTTCCGCCTGCCTTCCCAGGTAACACAACCGGGCTCACGGTCTACCCAACGTTCGTGTTCGCACGGGGTGCCTACGGTCAGGTTGTTCTTGACGATGTTAGCTTTAGCTATCTCAAGGATGCCGACAAGTCCGATCCTCTCAATCAGAAAAGGCAGTTGGGTTGGAAAACCTACTATGGTACGCTCATCGAAAACCAGGACTTCTTTGGGCGTATTGAGTCTGTCTCTGCTTATGGAGCAGTGTTCAAGTAGTCTTGTGGGGGGCTAATGCCCCCCTAACCTTTAAGGTGCAATATGGTTGCTCGTCGCCACGACACTTACGCTAAGCTCTCTAGGAAGGAGATAACCGTTGCTCCTTCCCTAGACGATAGTTCATACGATGGTCTTCTTTCTTCAGAGGAGCGGGCAGAACTTATTTCGGAGATCGAAGATGAGATACACGCGGAAGAAGCAAAGAAGGCTAAGGTTGAGTTTAAAGACAAAGCTCGAACCGCTATTCGTATTCAGAAAGGACTAGAAGAGGAGCAAGTTACTTTCCTCATAGACCTTCCTGGACACTCGAATAGGATAAGGATAGACAATCAGTATTACTATCACGGCTTCACCTATACTCGTCCCTATTCCGTTGCGCAAACTGTGTTCAACATGATGGACCAAGCATGGCGGCATGAGGAAACCGTAGGCGGGGCGAACAAAGATGCCTATCGGAAACCAAGGCACACTGGTTTGTCTGCAACACGCGGTGTTACAAATGCACCGACGCCGCAAGAAGTCCTTAGCCCAATGTCTGCGGGCCGTGCGGGGCCAGCCGTGAAAATGACAACCTCTACTAACATAGGACAGAAGCCGCTATGACGATACAGAAGCCGCAAGTAAAACAGGTAAGAGACGTTAAAGCTCCGGGTTCTTCAACTCCTCAGGTTGTAGAGCCGGGGGTGACTTATGCCTTCAACATCGTTCTTGATAAAGTTGGGAGCACGGCTGTTGCCCAGTTCCACCTTCCTTTGAACATGTCTGTAGAAACTATGCAGGCATATACTAAGAAGGCCCTTGAAGTTATCGAGATGCAGCAGCTTAGGTTTGATGCTCAGAAGCTTAAGGTTGAGATCAAACTTTCCGCTGTAATGCTGGATCAAATCAAACAAGAGTTTGAGGAAGTACGTAGCAAGAATGAGAAAGAGGCTAGGTTGTCTGGTAATGGCAAGGTAGCTAAGCCCCTTAATCAGCAGCTTGTGGCTATGGACAATAACTATCGGCAGTCGCAACGTAGGCATGACGCCATGATTGCCGATCTGACTCAGATGGAAAAGAAACTTGGCACAGTCAGCAGCAACCCTAATTAACTTAGCTTGCTCTATCGCCAAAACGCCCGGCATGTTAACTCAGGCCGGGCAGTTCATGAACATTATTCTTGAAGAGCTTTCGCTTATCAAAGACCTCGAAATTAATCGAGGTCTTTGGTCTGTCAATACTGGGGCTCCTAGCGGATATCTTACTACCTCTGGCATTGCGTATTACAATCTTGCTACCGATCATCTACGGGTTTTAGAGGATGAATGTTTTTATTTGGTTGAGGGGGTGCCTTACACCCTTATCCAGAAACAACTTAGTGACTTCGATCAGCTCATAACGACTACAGGCTTCAATGCTCAGATGTTATTTTATGCGGTTGACGATAGTACGACCCCTTCCCAGATTGTTTTTTGGCCCCCGCCTAATGCCTCCTATACTGTTTTTATTCGGTATGAGAAGCTAGTGGCGGATATGTCCAGCCCACAAACTTCTTCCTCCGTTCCTAGATTTCCCCTACAGCAATATCTTATTTGGGAAGTTGCTGCTAGGATGATGGATATTTCAGACGACGATAGGGTGAACAATTTCCACAAAAGGGCTGCGGAGCTTCTTCGTAAATGGGAGATTATGCAGCGGGATATGGAAAGTACGGTTCTTAGGGTTAAATTGGATAGGAATAGGTTCTCTACTCCTTGGGACTTGCTCAAGAACACTAAAGAAGTCGGGTTCTAAATATGGATTACTTCGAACTGAAGGACCTGGAAGACTACCTCATAGGATGGTAAAGCCTTGGCGTTACGGAAGTCCATACCAGTTAGTTGGAAGCCTGAGGGCCTAAGCGAAGCTCCTAGTATGGACTTGGGCTTTCCCGGCTGCATGTCTTCTCTCCAAAACTTGATCCCCGATCCTGGTTCAAACGGCCTGTGGCAATGCCGCCCCGCTGATGTGAGGCTAACCAATTTTACAGGGTTCAATACTCCCGGTTTTATTTCTTGCCTTTTAGTTGTGGGAACTAGAATTTATGGCATGATAGCTTCCGCTGCTAATACTGGGCACGACGAACCCTTTGTTTACGATACAACTTCAAGCACATTCATAGCTATAACGGGTGCTACAGCCGCAAATACGCCAACTTCTCCCGCTACCTCCGGGGCGTGGACCCCTCCGGTAATGTGTCTCGTGGGTGGAAAAATCTTGGTTGCTCATCCAGGGTTTAACCAAGCCGGGGGCTACTTCTTCGGCGTTCTCGATATCAATAACCCCGCTGCTCCTACATGGAGCGCGGGTACACTCACGGGTGCCGTAACCCTTCCGGCCCTACCTATTTCCATAGCTCAGTTTAGTGGTAGAGCCTACTATGCTGTTGAGAACGCTTTAGTTTTCTCGGATACAAATAATCCTATTAATTGCACCGCTGGTACGCAGGTACTCACACTTGGCACAAACCAAACTATAACTGCGCTTATTGGTATGCCTTTGCAGAACCAAGTGCAAGGTGGTATCATCCAGTCACTCATAGCTTTTGTGGGTGACATTATCATGTACCAGGTTACTGGTGATGCGGCTCTATCGACCTTATCACTTAACCAGTTAAACGTAGCTACAGGTACTTATAGCCAGCTCTCTGTCTGTGCTACGCCAATCGGGATATGCTTCATTTCTCCTGAGGGAGTGAGGTTTATAAATAGCACCGCGGCTGTTAGTGAGCCTTTGGGGAACTATGGTAAGGGGCTGGCTAGAATATTCTACAATGCAGTTACTCCTACCCGAATAGTAGTTGCCTACGCGGGTGATGAAATTAGAGTTAGCTTACAGAATGCCTTGGTTAGTGGTAACCCTAACCAAGAATATTTTTATCACATGTCTGGCAAGCGGTGGAGTGGACCCCATACATTCCCCGCATCTCTGATACAAGGGCTAGGCTCGCAATTTATCAAGGTCCCCATAGAGGTCACAGCTTCATTGTGGCAAGCGGTAACTATTCCTAACTCTACAAGCGGGTTTGTGGAGAATGGTAGTCAGTTACAATTTGGGTTCGAGACTCCCTTGCTACCAACAACGGATGATATGTCTATGCACTCTGTTGTTGAGCAAACTATTAACCTACAGATGAGCAGTACCGATAACTATAGTTTTTTTGTTTACGATGAACTGAACAATTTATTAGCCTCCACTACGATAAATATAGGAGCAGTCCCTACTATATGGGGTTCGTTTACTTGGGGTGCCGCACCTTGGGCTGGGACAGTTGAGGCATATGCTACCTATGCACTAGATTATGCTATCCCCATAGTTTTTAAACGTGCTTACTTTGCAGGTAAGGGTAACTCTTCTCCTGTCTTCAGACTAGGTTCGTTCGATACCAGAATAGAGAAACTTGGTTATAAGTTAAACTACAGCGCTGTTGGAGCTTGAGTATGACTAGGTTTTTAGCTGCTTTCTTGATATGGTTAGGGTTATCCACTGCTCAAGCGCAGATTATTGGTTCTCTACCCTATACCTTGACTAATGGTACGACTGCCGATGCTGGGCAAGTCATGGCTAATTATGCGTACATAACTAGCCAAGTAAATGCTAATGCTGCTAAAGCAGGGGCTAACTCTAACATTACCTCTATCGTAGGGTTGACTACTCCATTGTCTAAAGGCCAAGGGGGTAGTGCTACCTATGCAGGGGGTACATCTACAGGCACTGCAAATGTGCAAGCGGTGGCAACGGGAATAACTCCATCTGGGTTTACATTAAGTGCTGGCAATACAGTAGAGTTCATTGCGGGATATACGAATACAGGGGCTTTGACGCTAGCCTACAATGGTACTCCTGCAACGGCAGTTTTGAAGTTGTCAGCAAGCGGCCTTATACCTCTCTCCGGCGGTGAGATCGTTGCAGGAAACCCGGTAGTTGCTTTCTTCGATGGTACGCAATTCGATCTTCTTACACCTTATGCTTTTAATTTGTTTGGTAAAGTATCAACTCTATCCTCTAACACTACAACCGATCTTGGAACGTCTCCTACCCACATCATTAGCATATCAGGTGCCACGACTATTACTAGCTTTGGGTCTTCCGCCCAAACGGACTATCCTTTGTACCTCTTGACTTTCTCTGGCTCGCTAACTTTAACCTACAATGCCACTAGCCTCATACTACCTGGGAAAGTGAGTATTGTTACACAGGCTAACGACTCGGCAACGGCTATATATTTAGGTTCGGGTAACTGGCTAGTGACAAGCTATACACCCTTTGCCGTGCCCCCGGCATCTATGGGTCTAGCTTTAGCATCAGCTATGGGCTTTGTACAAAGTAACAATGCCAGCACACCTACTACTAAAGTAGATTTAAATGTAGGAAATATTATAGTAACTAATTCTAGCAATCGGGGTATAGCTTTTTCCTCTCCATCTACTTGTACTATTGACTTTACTACTACTGGTGCTGCTGGACTTGATACGGGTAGTCTGACAACTTCGACGTGGTATTACACTTACTACATATCGAATGGAGCGGTGCTTAGCTGTTTGGGTTCTCTTTCTGCAACGTCTCCTTCTATGCCCTCAGGTTATACATTCTCTATGAGAGTAGGGGCTATAAGCACAGACGGTAGTAGCCATTTCTACAATACTTTACAGAAGGGTAAAAGAGCCGGGTATGTAACGAGTGGTTCTGGCAATACCACTGCATTTCCCTTTACTATCTCCGGTTCTACTAGCGGATGGACCGCTTTTCAGGTAACGGGTAATGCGTATGGTAGTCCTGCTACAGCAACGGAGTGTATCGTAGAGTTGGGTACACCTGCTACGTCCAATATTGCAGTGGCTCCTAGTACGCATTATAACTATGGTACACTTGGGTCTGCTGCTTATGAGAACCCTGCTCCAGTATATCTCCAGGTTCTAGCAAGCGAAGTTGCCGCAACGAAAACTAACATCTTGCTAGAGTCTAATAGTATCTACTACCAAGCCAGCGTTGCTGGTGGGCATGTAGACGTAGTAGGTTGGGTAGACTCAGTTAACACGTTTTAAGGGAGGTCCTCGTGAGTGGTCTTGTAGTAACCCCTGTAAAGGATACGCCCAAACTCGTTACTGTTCTTTCGGATAGTAAAAACGGGTGGTTTATCATAAAAAGTACTAATAATTCACTTTATGATCTGGATAACATTAACACTGTCCTTAGTGTTGCTGGATTAACCGGGGCTATTTCGGCCTCTGATCTAATCAATGCCTTAGTAGCAAGCCTCCCAACATCGAACCCACATGTTGTCGGGCACCCATGGGTCAACGGGTCTTTGGTCGCAATATCGCAAGGGTGATCGACATGAAAATTTTAGGCAAACTAGCAGTGGTAATGCTGACGCTGTTTTCGCTACCCGCAGTAGCGCAGAATGCTATACCAATGCTTGGCATACCTGGAACGTTGGCGGGTGGCGTAGGCTTAGCTAATGGTGGGGCCAGTGGTGCCTTCGTCACCATTTTGAACCCTTCCGCGGCGGGAGCGTACAATTTCAACTTGCCTGCTACTGCGGGAACTTCTGGATATTTATTCACATCGGCTGGTGGTGGTAGTTCGCCAGCCACATGGACTAGCCCCACGGTCACAGTCAATGGGGCGGATTGCACACTCGGGGCTACCTGCTCGCCTACTGCTGTGGCAAGCTCAATCGTCGTAGGCACGACGGCTATAACCAGCGGATCGAGCGGTTATATCCTGTATGATAATGGCGGGAAGGTTGGAGCTGCTACGGCGACATCATGGTTCGATTCGGCCTACTGCAATAGCATTGGCTACCTTATCGTGCGATGGACTGGTGCATGGACGTGCTCGAATTCGGTCGCGGCGAACCCAGTATGGTGGGGTGCTGATCCTACTGGCTCCGCGGACAGTACAGCGGCGATCAACAGCGCGTTGGCGGCAAATTCATATGTGCAGTTTCCGGCCGGAATTTTCAAGGTAAATTCCGCTATATCCTACACGATTTCCTCTGGAACGAAATCGGTCACGATCATTGGCGCGGGTCAGGATAATACTATTTTGAACTGGCCGAATAATTCAGGCGGCATATTAATCAACTACAACTCATATACGAGTTCAGCGCACATCCGCGACCTGACGCTTACGACCTCGAATACGACAAGTTCCGGAACGGCCATTTGGTTGAATTATTCTGTTACCGATTCAAACCCGGCAATATTTGCAGAATCTGACATAACCAGGGTTACTGCCAGAGGTAACGATGGATATGCTGTTACAGATTATTGGCAAATCGGCGTAGTGGTTAACAATGTATCGAACGTAAACTTTACCGCATTATCTGTGTTCGGCCCATCTGGAGGTACCGCTGGAAATGGAGTGATATTAAGCGGTAATCCAGCAAGTGCCACATATGCCGTTGGGTTCAACTTCGTGTCATGCAATCTATCTAGCCTAAATGTAGGTTTACAATACGGATCCTATGTGCAGGGCGTTGTCGTGGCTAGCAGTAATTTTACTGGCGACTTCTACGGCATATTCGTTCCAGCCAGCGATACGGGAAACTTGTCCCAGTTAACCGTAGTAGGAAGTCAATTCGCTACAAACTCGGCAAACTATGCTACAAGTATTGAAGTGTCGACTGCGGTAACTCCGGTACAAATAATCGGTAACTTATTTTTACCTCAGGCAACATTGCAAGAAGGTATAGTGTTAAATCAGGCTGCAGGTTTCGTTATCGCCGATAACGTGTTTGATGCTTTAAATGGTGTAGCAAATAACTCTGCTATAGAAATAGGTACCGTAGAGAATTCCCCCCCATTGGGAGGAATAATACATGATAATCAAATCTACAATTTCAATGGAACGAATTCAAGGTGCATACTACTCGATGCTGCGTCGGCTTCAGTTACGGTTCATGACAATTACATTTATGCCTGCACGCTTCCAGTCGTAAATAGCGGGGCTGTGTCAAGTTATCCAAATGTCATCTATAATAATACCGGCTATAATCCCGTGGGAGCGGCGTCCATTTCCACAGGCGGCTCGCCTTTCACATATAAAACTGGCTCTTCACCCGAGACAGACTACTGGTCAGCAACTACAATCACGGACGTAACGGAAGGCGGAGTTTCGATCTTGCCGGCAGCTCTCGGTACAACCGATTTCACTACTGAGGCCGGCCCGAACGAAACTTTTGTGATAACCTACACCGGCACGCTGGTTGGCAAGAAAATGGTGCACTGATGCGGTTCATCATCATTGTGGCCTGCGTGGTCATTGCATCTCCGGCATGGGCAGGTTGTCCTCTAATTCACCTCACGCCCTGCCATGAGGTCCACAGGCCATCCGCTACGGCGCGGGCGGTCAAGAGCCTCACGGCTGCGCATAGGGCTCAGGCAGTCCGCGTTGATGATCACGACCGCCGGATTGCAACGCACGACGCGCAATTCAAAGCCATGGCAGCAGCCATCGCCGCGCTTCAGCGGCAGGTCGCTGAATTGAAGGCGGCAAGATAGATGTAGTAGGTTGGGTAGACTCAGTTAACGCATTTTAAGGGAGGTCCTCGTGAGTGGTATTGTAGTAAGCCCTGTAAAGAATACGGACCAACTTGTTGTTGTTCTTTCGGATGAAGGGAACGACAACCTTGTCTTGTCTGGTACTAAATTCGCAACTTACGATTTAGATAGTATGGGTAGTTCCGCGCTCCAGAACGATCCCCGGCTAACCGGCCTCGGTGGGCCAGTCACGAAAAACGCAAACTGGACGTTCATCGCAACAGATATCGGCACGCTCTATCGATGCACGGATACCGGCACCCACGCATGGACGATTGACACTTTCGCGAACGCTCCCATCGCAGCAGGGCAAACGATTGTTGGTACGAACGAGAGCACTGCAACGTTGACTGTAGTAGCCCCTGCGGGCGGCAGTCTTATCCGGCTCGATGGTACAGCCGGAACCGGAACGCGAACTATCGGGGCCGCAAGCATGTTCACTCTCTTGAAACTCGATGGAGCTAATGCTTGGGGCATTAGCGGAACGGCATTATCATGAGCGGAGCTATAGCGGCAATTGCATCGGGGGTGCCAAGATTATGGACGCCTGCGCAACTTGGTTCGGAGGTGTTTGCTTGGTGGGACGCGTCCTACGCGCCTTCGATAAGTTTTGGCAGCGGCAGCAATGTTGCCTCATGGACTGATCGCATAAATGGGGTTGTAGCTTCGCAAGGCAATGGCGCTAAGCAGCCTACATGGAGCGCAACCGCGAATAATAACACGCCAGGGCTAGCTTTTGATATAGCAGGCAGCACTAGCTTGGCCTTTACGCTGCCTAGCGATCCTAGTGTGGGTGGGGAGCTTTGGGTATGTGTGGCATTAAACAAATCGGCAACCACTGTCACCACCCTGAACACTATGTTCGCAGCTGGAGCCTATGCTACAGGCAAAGGGATAGCTATGTCCATAGTTACAGGAGATATAGCTACACTGGACACTTGGAATGTTGGGGAAGTAGGCATTAATGGGGCGGGAGCGGGTAGCCATATACTGTTGGGTGATGCTCTAGTAAATGGGCGAGGTGATATGTTCATCGATGGTGTCGAAACGCTAAATACATCTCTACTGGGTCAGTGGGCCATTACGCCTTTGACCGGTGCTATAGGATCTCTAGGAGGTTCTTCCTATTTTTTTGACGGGATCATCCAGCAGATAGTTATAGTAACAGGCTCCCTGTCAACGGCTACCCGTCAGAAACTTGAAGGCTGGCTAGCCTGGACCTGTGGAAGCCAAGGTGTACTTCCAGCGGGGCATCCCTATAAGTCAGCGCCGCCACGCGTTTAATTGCAATTCGAACCAAGGCCGCACCTAGCAGCCTTTCAGAAAAGGAACGGGAAAATGCCCACAGCAACAGTACAGTCAGCGACGACGCTTGCAATCGGGCAAGCGTTCATCCGCACGATTAACGTTTGCGTGGCGGGGTCCGCCGCTGGTACAGTATGCGATGCGGCCTCTACGGGTGCCGCAGCGAGTTCAAACGCGGTAGCGGGCTTGCCCGCGGTGGCGGGGGGATTATCCCTCGTAAAGATTATCAGGTGCGTCAATGGTATCACTGTAGTGCCCGGTACGGGACAAACTATCTGGATCGATTGGGAAAACTAGGAGCAAACTATGTCTAACTCTGGTAGCACTGGTAAGGGTCATCAGCATAGCATTCATGAGGGGCTTACTTCTTCAGCCGCTCCTCAAATGGACTCTTCTAGGAAGATCCATAATAAGCGTTCTGTAAACGAGGGTGCAACTCGCGATAGCGTTGCAACTACCTCTGGCACGGGTCAAGATGGTGGCAAGCTTAAGTGAGCCTCACTTATCGAATAATAGGCTTGGGCGATTTAGCCCGAGCCACTAAGCTTTTAGAGATGGGGTACAATGAAGTTGCCTCAAGGGCCAAGCTGCATCCACTTAAAGTAAACTGGCAACAGTACCAAAGGTTTGTAGATGCTAATTTGCTCCAGATTTGCGGATGCTTTGACAGGGACACCCTTGTTGGCTTTGTGGGTCTTATTAAGCTTATGGAGCTCTGGGGTTCTGATAGTTATGTTGCAGAGGTGCAGACTATTTACCTCCATCCTAGTTACCGTAAAGGGCTTAATGGTTACAAGCTTATCAGGTTCGCGGAGAAAGTAGCCCTAGCCATGGACTGTAAGGAAGTTAAACTTCCTGTTTCTTGCCGTTCTAAGAATCATCTTGGCAAGCCTAGAACTCATTTGTTCGCTAGTTTAGGATACCAGTTTAGGGAAGCTGTGTTTATAAAGAGGCTGTAGCTATGAGTTCTTCAGTGCCTTCTGTCCCGATGGACCCAAACTTGGGTGCTGCTCAATCTGGGGCCATGAGCAATATATCTAACCAAGCTCAGTATACTCCTCAGTTTCAGCAAGCCTATTATAGTCAAGCTAATAACCCTTATGCGGGACAAGCTGTTCAAGGTGCGCAAGCTGGCGGACAAGCTATGCAGGCTCAAGGCGCGCAGAATATCGGCACGTCTAATATGTTTGCTGGCATCCCTGGACAATTGACCCCAGCTATCCAGGCTACGCTTAGTACGGCCTATGACCCCCAACAGCAGTTGTATAACCAACAGCAGCAGCAAAATACAGATGTGACTAACGCTCAACTTGCTCAAGCCGGACTTGGCTATACACCTTGGGCTAGCGGAGTTAGCAATCAGTCTAATCAGACGTTCAATACGAACTGGCTACAGACTCAGCTAGGCCGGGAGCAAACCGGCGCAGCTACGATTGCGCAGCTTCTGGGTGCAGGCGAGGGTGCGGCTACTACTGGCGCCTCGCTTGGCAATCAAGGTGCTGGACAGCTCTATACAGGAGCTTCCATGCCTTATAATGCGCAAACTGATATCAATGCTAACATAGCACAGATGCTACCCTATCTCACAGCCGATCAGCAGCAGCAGGCCCAGGACTATCTCCAGTATTATCAAGCGGCTAACCAGAACACAGCTAATGCTGTCAGCGCTGGTAATGCGAATAATAACTTTGCAGCTCAAATTGGTCAAGGTCTTGGCGCTGCAGCTAGTAGCGTCGGCACTTTCGTAGCTACTAACCCAGAAGTGCTAGGATTAGTAGCGGCCTAAGGAGTTAGACTATGGCTGGTTTCTCTTGGGGTGGTATGGCGGCGGCTATACCTGGGGGCTACCTGGAAGCTCAGAAGCAACAGCAGCAGATGGCCGACGAGATGATGCGGCGCAAGCTGATGCAGCAGCAGTTTGCCACGACCCAGCGGCAAGCTCCCCTGCAAGATCAGCTTCTCCGCGCGCAAGTCCAGCATATGCAGCGGCCGGACATCAATGCTCAGCGCTTCGCACAGGAGAACCAAGCGGCGCAGTATGGACTCGGCTTCATGGGCACTCCCGGTGCGCAGCCGATGCCTCAACCCCCACAAGGCGGGGTGCCCCAGGCGTTCCAAGGTGCGCAGCCGATGCCGGGGGTAAGCGCTGGCCAGCCTCAAGGTATGCCCCAGGGCCAGCCGGGCATGCAGCCCAATCCGTTTGCACAAGCTCCTCAAGGCCAGCCACAGGGACAACCTCAGGGCATGCCTCAAGGCCAGCCACAGGGACAACCTCAGGGTATGCCTCAAGGTCAGCCTCAGGCGACGGACCCGTTGGCCGCTCAGGAACAGCAAGCTATGAACGCGCTGCGCCAGCGTGTACAGCAAGAGCTACCCTCGATCCCGCCGCAACAGCGGGCGGCTTACGCCATGGCGGTGCAGCAGGCGCAGCAGCAGATTCAGTCGCAGGCAAATGAAGCTCGTAAGATGGCTATGGAGCAGCTTAGCCAACGTAAGCAGCAGTCATTAGAGAGTTGGCGAGATCAAATGCGAACCCAGAAACAGGGTGCCGAAGGACGTAAGATGGCTATGGAGCAGTCATTAGAGAGTCGGCGGGGCCAAATGCTAACTCAGAAACAAGAGGCTGCTACGGCTGCCGAAGCTCATAAGATGGCTATGGAGCAGCTTAGCCAACGTAAGCAGCAGTCATTAGAGAGTTGGCGGGGCCTAATGCTAACTCAGAAACAGGGTGCTGCTACGGCTGCCGAAGAACGTTCTGAGCGCTCTAGTTTAACCTCTCAGCGCGATACAGATATGCGAGGATTAGACCAAGCCCGTGCTAGCGGCATGATCTCCGATGAAGTCTATCAGGCGGGTAAAGCGCAGATAGAGCAGAAATACAGTGCTGTTGCTCCTAAAGAAGCTATGAAAACTCCAGGCATGGCAATACCCGATAAGGTTTACAACAGACTTGTAGATGCAGCTAAGACCCAGTTCGGGGAAGAAGCCGATCCTGCAAAGGTAGTTGGTAAAACTATCCAGGATACTGATGGGCAGCAATACAAAATAGTTGAGCACGAGGGAAAGCTTGACTTTGAGCCGGTGGAGTAATGGCGCTTGAGTTTGTCAGGGATACGGATACCACAACTGTTAGTAAAACGGATAAGTACAAACCTGTCCAATATATAGAGCCCAAGAAAGTTATTAAGGCTGGTGCGGAAGGGCAGCCTCCTACTCTAGGCATGGCTACCCGCGCGCCCCTCCAGTTCGCTCCTTCCGGAGAGAAGATCACTCCTACTGCTAAAGGCTGGCTTAATGAGAACGTAGCCCGGCCCGCTGCGGGCACCGTGCTAGGCTTGGACCCTCTCTCGCAAATGACGGGGGGCCAGTACAATCTTGGGGGTGCCGTCGATCCCCTTGCCCATTTCCTTAGCTACTACAAGTCGCAATTGACCGGCGCTCCAGTACAGGGTCCGCAAGCCGTATCTCAAGGCGAGCGAGCCCTGCAAGCCGAGACGCCACCTTGGGTCCAGGCGGGCATGGAAGCCTACATGGGGGGCCATCCTTATGGGCTCGGGCATCAGTTCCAAGGCGCGCAGCCGATGCCGCGCATGGCCCCCGAACCCCCCTCGCGCTTCAAGAATGCCACGCCAGAGGTGGTAAAAGCGGCCACTACGGCGGAGATGGACCGGCTAGAGCGCACCGCGCCGCCGCCAGCTCAACGTCAGGCTACACCTGAGCAACGCCAGCGCCTCGAAACGATCATGACGCGGCAGGCGGAGTCTCAAGCCCTGGGCCGGGGCGCGGGTAGGGAAGTCACGAACCCGGCTCGCGAGGCACAGCGTCTTGCGGACACCGCAGCGCGCGAGCGCAACCGCGCCATGCGCGAAGCGAGGAAGGGCGGCACTTACACGCGGACGAAGGAAGCGGCAGCTCAGGAGGCCAGAACGCTCTTAGGTCCGAGCCCTGGCACGTTCGAGGAGCGCGCGGCAAGCGCCGTTGCAGACACACTTCCGCCTGAGCAAGGCATGCGCGTGGCTGCCAAGCTCCCCAAGCAGGAGCGCATGGGACCGGAACTGACAGTTGGCCGTCAGCCGCGCGAGGCCCGCCATCATCGCGAGTTCCAGTCTCTCTTCACCGAACGCTACCCTACCGCAGCGCGAGGGATGCCGGGAGCGCCTGAGGCTGGCGCGCGCAAGCCAGGCAAGATAATTACGCGCGGCTCAATCGGCCCCAAGCAGCCTAAGCCTCCTGCGCCGTTGACGAAGGGTCCGGCCCGGTCTTCGGGCATGCAGCCTGTAGCAGGTCCGCGAGGTGGAAAAGTTGGCCTGCGCGACCCCGCCCGCGCGCTTAGAGGCGCACGCGTCCCCTCTAGCAACCCGCTTAAGGAGACGTGGCATAGCGTCCAAGCGTATCTATCGCCCTCTACGGCTTCGGAGGGTGCCCGTGGCGCGCATCAGATTGTTCGCTCTTCCCTTGGTGAAAATCGGCGCACTTTCATCCAAGAGGCTACTAGGCTAGATGCCTATCGCAAGGAGATTAATGCTCTTGACCCTGTAGCTAAGAGAGCCGTCCGTGATTATATTCAGGGTTATCAGGACGTAGTTCCTGCGCTTAACATGCTCAAGGCGTCTTGGTTGCCATTTGTTAAGGCGCTCAAGGATGCGAATGAGGGTATAGCTAAGAAGTTTCAGAAACTGTCTGCTTTTGAGAAGAAGGAATTTGAGGAAAATTACCTTTCCCAATACTGGCAGGAGTCTATGCGTGATCGTAAGCGGATGTCTGCTAGGGGTCACTTCATGGAGAAGAAATATGAGACATATCGGCACGGTGAAGCGGCTGGGTTGCATCCTAAGTTCGACGATCCCATAGAGATACAGTTTCAGTATATGAAGGATGTCTATAATTTCCTCGCTAAGGAAGACTCCTTAGAGGAAATGTTGCGCCTGGATTATGCTAAGAAACTAGGCAAATTTGAGCGTGAGCCTATAGGCACTACGCTTCTTAAGCATGTTGGCAGGCGTCGAATTTATGCGGCGGATGATGTAGCCCGCGTTTGGGAGAACTCATGGGGGCCAGGTATCCGTGAGCATACCGATATGGGTAAGCTCTATATGGGTGTAGTGCAGGCGCTTAATGCTAGCACTGGCTTCGTTCTTGGTCTTAGTGGCTATCATGCACTTAATATCGTTCATGGCGCGATAGAGATGGGCGTGCAGGGTGCTATAAAAGCAGCAAGCGAGGGTAAACCTTGGACAGCGGCTAAGAAACTGGCAGTCGCTCCCGCTGCACCCTATGCTCTTTTCCGTAAAGGTTCTGCGCTGCATGATGTGTTCACAGCTAGAACTATTCCTACTATTCCGGGTATAGGAAATATTGCGGACTTGCTCGCTCAGTCTAACATGACTGTGGCTGAGTTCGAGCCGATCTATCGCGCCTCCGGGCAGGTGAACTGGGTTGAAGCCTATAAGCGTGGGGTATTGGGTAAAGAGCTTAAAGAGGGGATTAAGGGCGCAATAGGTGTAGACCCTAACCGTAATCCTCTAGGTTCTACTTATAGCTTGGTAGCCCGTACCCTCGACTCAACTATGCACCCCTTATTCGCCTATTTCATACCCAGAGTTAAAGCGGGTGCGTTCTTTGAGAAGATGAATAGCTTCATAGAGAGCAATCCGGGAGCTATCAGAGAGGAGCAAGTAAGAGAAGCGCAGAGGATAGCGGACTCTATTGAGAACGTAGAAGGTTTGCTGACGCAGCAGAACGTCATGGTGGCCCCGCTTCTCAAGCAAACTGCTAACCTTCTTATGATGGCCCCAGGCTGGACCTTCGGTGCTTTGCGGGCTTATGGGCAGGGTGCCATAGATATAGCTCAGTATACACATAAAGCCGCCACAGGCAAGTATGAGCCGCTAACTCAGAACGCGGCCTATGTTCTCTCGGCTGCTGTTACCATGGGTGCCCTAAGCGCCGTTGCACAGATGTATATGTGCGGGGAGCCTCCTAGCAGTCCGCTTGACTTAATCGCCCCCCGCACAGGTGGTAAGAACCCCGATGGTTCTCCCGAGCGGCTTTTGATGCCAGGTAACTTTAAAGACTTGCTAGGCTACTATCACGATCCAGTTGGCGAGTTAGCTAACAAAGTCCGTCCCCCTTGGAAGGCTGCTAAAGAGGTGGTTATTGAGAATAAGGACTGGGCTAATCACCCTATCCGTAATACTAACGATCCCCTTTCTAAGCAAATAGGGCAAGCTGCTAGCCATATCATTAAAACGATAGGTGAGCCGATAGCAATTCAACAAATCGGTTCAGCTACGCAAGGAAGCGCGATCCCGAGCGGGGCTCGCTGGATGGGCGTGCGGCCGGTAGGCGGCTGGCTTGCGAACGCGGAGCGTACAGGGCGCTTGGAAAAGCGCGCTGCCACAAAGGAGTGGCAGAAAAAGCTACGGTTCGAGCGCCGCCAAGAGAATCGTAAGGTGCCCGTGACAAAGCCCTTAGCTTTTGCTAGACCGGGAAGTGCGCAAACGCCCCGGCAACCCTTGCGGTTTGAGTACCGCCAATAAAGGAGTAAGTTATGTCTGCAACTTGTACAGTCACTATCGCGGCCACGACGACAACCTCAGGCATCACCGATGCGTACTTCACCGACGCCTCGCTTGTCTCGCGCATCGTAGAGGACGTGGCTAACTACATCAACGTGGCGAATACCCCCGTTAGTGCGGGTACAACGATCAAGGTCAACATTAACAACATTGACTACTCTATTGTCTACACGGTCGCCAATACGTGAAGCTAAGAAGAAATGGGCTTAATCATTTGTTAATCGAGGTGTGGTACCCCCTAGCTAACAACTAGGGGGTAGCAACAAATGGAACTTACTATAGATCGGTTAAAAGAAGTGCTTAAGTATGACCCGGTAAGTGGTAAGCTTTTCTGGGCGAAGAAAATTAGCGTGAAGGTAGTAGTTGGTGCTGAAGCTGGGAATGCCTATAAAGGTACTGGTAAAAGTTTATACTTACGAGTGGGCATATTTGGCAAGAGCTACGGAGCACATAACTTAGCTTGGGCGATATATTATGGTACTTGGCCAGAGGGTGAGCTAGACCATAAGGACTTAGATGGACTTAATAATGCTATTGATAATTTACGAGACGGAACCCACCAAAATAATGCGTGCAACATTGGTATCCAGGCTAACAACACTACTGGATTCAAGGGTGTATCTAAGAAAAAAGGAAAATACAGAGCCTATATAAATAAATCTGGTAAGCAGTATCATTTAGGAACATATGCTACTCCAGAAGAGGCTCATGTAGTTTATTGCTTAGCAGCTAAAGAGCTGCATGGGGAGTTTGCTCGTGTCGCTTAAATTCGTGTTGCTCGATCCTGATGGACTGGCTTTAGATGTAGCATTATTAGCGCAGAGTCAAGGTGCTAACGTTGTTCATTTTATTAAGGATACTTCTCACACTAGGACTATAGGGGACAACGTAGTTAAGCGGGTTCGTGGAAACCTAGATCGCGCTATCAAAGATGCAGACGTTGTTTTTATTGCTGACAACGCTAACCTCATGCACACCTTCGACAAACTTAGGGAGCTAACGCCTAAGTCTACTGTCTGGATAGGTCCAACTAAGGAACACGCGAGGTGGGAAAGTGACCGTCAGTACGGCCAAGATTTGCTTGCTCGTTATGCTATTCCTGTGGCCCCCTACAAAGTCTTCTCCGACTACGGCCAAGCCATCGCCTACGTGCAAAAGCGAGACACACGTCTTGTGTCCAAACCATTCGGTAACGATCAAGACGACAAATCACTGACTTACGTTGCCAAGTCACCCGAAGACATGGTATACATGCTTCAACGCTGGAAGAAGCTTGGTAAGCTTAAGCAGCAGTTTATGCTACAAGACTTCATAGAGGGGATAGAATTCGGTGCAGAAGGCTGGTTCGACGGTGAGGGATGGAGTGGACCTTTCCATGAGTCCTTTGAGCATAAGAAGTTCCTGGCTGGCGATATCGGCCCTGCTACAGGGGAGATGGGAACGATTAATGCCGCTTTTAGATCGTCACCCTTCGCTGATAGTGTTCTCACTCCTCTTACTGAGCACTTACGCAGTCACAGGTATTGTGGCTTTATTAACCTCAACTGTATTGTAGCTAACAATGGCAAAGTGTACCCGCTTGAGTTCACTTGCCGTCCGGGATGGCCGTGCTTTCAACTCCAAGTCTCCATTAACAAAGGAGACTTCGTTGAAAATCTCTATCACCATCGCGCTCCTACTTTTAAGCCCAACGTTGTTACTTGCGGTGTTGTACTTGCTATTCCAGACTTTCCTTATTCTCATCTAACGGGTAAGGAAGTCAACGGGATACCCGTCTTTGGGTTTTCCGAGGACAACCTTCACCACCACCCCTACCAGATGAAGAAGACAAGAGAGGGCGAGTGGGTGACGGCCGGGGACAACGTGTGCTGCATCACCGGCCACGGGGCGACGATCAAAGAGGCATCCGATAATGCCTATGCGAACGTCAAGGAAATCCACATCCCCAATTCTATGATGTTCAGGAATGATGTTGGATTTTGCCTTAAGAAGAAACTCCCTAAGCTCCAAAGGCACGGGTATGGGTTGCAATTTCGCTATAAGTAGGCTATATACTCCCTAAGGAGTAAAGCCATGTGCACCGTTCAACCTTTAGATATCATCGACCTGGAAGCCCTAGAGGCCGCTGAGGGCACCTGTCCCTGTTGCGGGGGTGCCCGCAAGGCTGCCAAGCCTTCTGCCCAATATCTCGCGGCTACCGTAGGCGACGTGCTCGAGCGGGACAAGGAAGCGCGATTCTCGCGGGTGCAGCTCGAATGCTTCCGGCAGGTAGAGCAGATTATTTCCTTGCCTGCTAAGTTCTGCGGGACCATCTGGGCTAAGGAGCAATCGAGGTGGCGCGAGCTGTTCATGCTTCAGGACTTCAAGCGCGATGAAATCTCCTATACCGCCAAGAAGGCGAAGGAGGTCCAAAGGGACCACCTTGCCGCGTTGCGTGCAATCCGCGCGGAGCAACCTCATTTATACCGCTTGAGAGACGCGAGGGAAGCGGAATACAAAGCAACTCTGGAGCTTAAAGCTACTTAATCCTGGCAAACTCACCCCCTCATCCATTTCTCTATTACGTCTCTAGGAAACCTCCAACAAGGCTCCTCACCACGTTCATAGTTAATGTAACCGCTAACTCTGTGCAAGACTTTCTTCGTCACCCCTTCTTTTAATAGCCTCTCTATCTCGTTCGTAAAGCCCCTAGTCCCCATACGCTTATTGTGGTACGACATCAAAGCGTTATGCGGAATATAGTGCATCCTGATATCAGTGACGAAGCTGTTAGTAGCCTCCCCGTTCCTAATTCTAGGCAAGTCGTCGTTCGTCGGGCGCATCTCCTTCATGCGCCTTTGTGCGGCTACTTCCCCCTTTGGGTAGCTATTATAGATTGCGCACTTGTCTTTATTATCATCCAAAAAGTTAAGGATCGATTGCTGAATAGCGGGCAACGCATGCACCGCCTTGCTCTCTTTCGTATGGCCTACCTGGCTCTCAAAGTAATAGTCCATGACCTCCCTAGCTGGGAACTTGACCATTCCCAAACACCCATCTTCAAGCCACATCGGCCGGGACTCGCTCCATAGCTCCTTCATGGTCCACTCCATGAGCGCAGCCAGCCGCACGAGGTACCGGGCCTCCTGTGGCAGTTGGTCGCACTTATAGCCCGCGACGAACGCATTGAGGCTCGCCTGGACGCTCGGCTTGCACAGATGGCGCACCCAGCGCGGCCCAGCGAGCCCGCAGAGCCTCGAAAACGCGCTGTAGTCCTGCGATCTCAGGCAATCCATATGCGCTTTCTCCTCGGCCCCCGGCAGCGGCAGCTCCACGACGCGCATCTCAGCCGCCCGCACATCGTCCTGGCCTCCATGGGCTCGCATGAGGTCCACATAGCGCTCGTTCGCCGCAGTCAACGCCAGCGTGTTCCAACTCTTCGACGGCCGGGGGGTGCCGTCCGCGTTCATTCTCGCTGGCGAGCTGCCATCCGCGAATGACTTCACGAAATCGTGAATGGCCTTGGCCCCGCCCTTGACGATTTGCGAGGACGTGAACTCGTCAATGCAGATAGGGAGGTTCGGGGTGCAGCTTATAGCATGGTAGAGTGCGGCTTCGGAGATGTTGATTGGGAGGATCAGCTTCGGCCGTCCGTAGATGCCGGTTGCGGCTGTGAGGGCAAGGGTTTTTCCCCAACTGGTTTCTCCCCAGATGTTGGCAACAAGTCCGCCGAATTGATGGCCTTCCGCAATAAGCCGCACGGTAGGTGCAACGAACCCAAGGAGAAAGAATACCTTGCAACCCATGGGCACACTTGCGTCATGAGCATATTCACATGCCAGCACTTGCCAGTCTTGATACAGGCGCTCAATTGTGGCCGGCTCATTTTCCCCCACCTCCATCAAGTTAGTTAGCTCACTCATTCTAGGGTTGCTAGAATCAACTATTACCCTATATACTCCCTTCTCGCTTATTACCTTGTCCCCGTAGTTGAAGCAATACTCACCCTTGGTACTCTTATGCCAGCCCATGTACTTAACTACGGGGAGTAGGCTGTCTCTTCCTTCGTCCATGATACGCCGCTCATAACAACTGAGTGAGTCGAAAATGTAGGCTCTAGCCCTATCGGTTATTGCAAGATGGTTGCCAAAGCATTGCATCGGTTGAGATAGAGCTTTGCTCTGAGGTGCTGAGATCGTTTTCCATTCCTTCCCGTTACTTTCGAGGTAGCGCAAAAGAACTGTCTTTGCATGGCTCGCCTCATCGATGTAGAGGCCATCGACCATGAACGGGGTGGAGGCGACCGGTAGCCCATTTTGGCCTTTGAGGACTGGGTTATTCTGCCCAACGACGATTTTACCGTTGAGGTGGCTATAGCCTTCCGGGAGCGGGATATCGGCCGGTTCGATAATAGGAAGACTCGATTGTATACCCTGCAACGATTCCTTAAGAGGATTCGTAGAACGCCCGCACGCTTTACACCCCTCGCACGCACTACTGACGCTAGCTTCCAGAAATCTCTCGCATGTTTGCGCGTCTTGACCCGTAAGTGAGTCCATCTTTTCTTCCGCAACATCGTAGTCGAACCTTTCTTTGTCCTTAGCGCTCCACTCTAGGAACCTCTCCCGGCCCCCAGGCACGCGCCTAAGCACTGAAGCACAGCCCAGCCACTCGTTGTAAGTTTGTCTCTCAGGGTTATCCCTAAGCTGACGAAGCTGGGCACAATGATCCAAGACAAGCTCCGGCGTTAGGTGCTTGTAACGCCGGTCTTGGTTCTTCTGGTCTTCCTCAGTAAGGTCTATGGCTATTTGCGGGATGTATCTTGGGGTTCGTTCGCAATCATGCCATCTAATAAGCTCAACTGGTCGCTGGTACTTTTCGTTGATAGACCCTGGCACACGAAGTAACCGGGTGCGATCTCTTGCAACCGGGCTGTCATGTCCTTTGATTTCGAAGCGTCGAAATAACGTTTCTCGATAAAGACAATCACTCCACCAAGTGTTATTGTCAACCCCCTGGGTGTAAGGCCAATAGAGATGGACTCCACTTCCGCTCCAGATAACGATAGCTCTCTGGTTAAGCTCATTTTCAAGAGGTTCAATTCCTCGCATAACTCCGTCAATGTCAGCATAGCTGTCCTCCCCTTCTCTGATGTCTATCTCGTTATGTCCACACTTGCTCCACAGAACTAGCTGCTTAAACCGCCTTAGCTCTCCTAGTTTTACCCCTTCCTTAAGCCTGTCCCCCGCGTCTACTCTCCGGTACGTGGCTACACTATGGAACATGGACGGGTGCCGTAGCCGGTACTTATGGGTAGACAGCAGCTCGTCCGTAGTAGCCCCCCAAAAATGCTGAAACCCCTTGCCACTTGGGTAAGGCTGCGCCAAGCAGCGATGCCCGGCCGGTCCCCACAACGCGCTGTAGAACCGTGCTAACTCATGCCCGTCCATCTCTCCCCCCTCGACAAAATAAGGGGGCCACTGGCCCCCCTCAGGCTGTCAGGGAGAGTTTACGAGCGGCCCATGCTCGCCCGCGCGCGTTGCTGGGCAATCTCGACGGGTGTCAGCTTACGCTCACCTTGCCGGGCACCAAGGGCGCGCGCCTCGGCGAGGGCCTTGCCAGGAACGGGCTCGTCTTCCCCGCGCGAATGCCTGCTTGACCGGCCTACAGGCTCCTTTGCCGTCTCAAGCGCTTCCGTCCTTGAACGTGGGCGTGATCGTGCGGGCTTTTCCTCGATTACTTCAGCCTCCTGGACAGCCGCGGGGTCAGGCCGCTTGGCGGGTGCCGCCAGCCGTTGATGCTGTTCACGCGGCTGCGCCGCAATTGTGGGATATGCTTGAGACTGGCTATCAAGGCCAATCCAGCTCTCGAACTCGTTAGCCTCTTTGAGTTCGGCAACATAAACGCACAGGTCTTCATCGAGGAAGTCAACGAACTCAAAGCCCATGACATTCTTGTCAGCCCAGCTAGCCCTAGTAATAACAAGATCGGGGGTTAGCTCGGAGAGCCCACACTCCGCGCCGATCTTACGCAGCTCGTTGAGGTAACGGCTCCAATTCTTAAGCGCACCGGGAGAAATGCGAAACTGGTGCACCCCTTGGACTTCATTGTGCAAAGGCTCCACCGCGAGCATTTTAAAGTCCTGGCAGGCTTTGATATCCTTGCCCGTCATGTTGGACTTTGCCGAGCCCCAACGGTTATGCGGGCACAATGTACACGATTCGCATTGGGGTGCCGACGAGCGTACATCCGGGTAATAGCCATTGTGCGAGTAGCAATCGGGCGGGGTATCGCTACCGGGCACATAAGGGCCGTCGAAGTGAATTTTCGAGGTGGCCGGGTTGCTCGCCACGGTGACAAACTCGAAATTGTCGAGGCCAAGCAGCGTCTCTTCGCCTTCGGCATCGACGGCAGTAAACCGTTCCTTGCCGATGGAGATACGTGGGAACGCTTGGCCTTGCGGCATTGCGAACTGGCTCACGGAGTTAAATTTCTGTGCGAACTTAGCGAGATGGGTGGGTATTTGCATGTTTGCTCCTGTTTAGTTCTTAGTCATAGCTTTGATAGATTCTTGAACGAGTCGCACAGTTTCAGCGTGCGCGGCTTGGTGCAGCACTTGTTGCAAGTTCATACCTTCCGCTTTAATAGCCTCAGCTAGAAGGTTTATCCTTGTAAGGGGATCAGGGAGGGTATTGGTGCTAACTGTTATCATCTGTCCTTGCTGGCTAATTGCTAGGACGATAAAGCTAACCCCCAAGTTCTTCACCGCGATCTCATCAACCGTAGCGCGAACTTGATTAACAAACTTGTTAGTAGCTTCTTGTTGAGGTTCCTTTAGTTCTTCTAAGCTCATTGTTTGCTCCTAAAATTTAGCCCCTCCGCTACCTCTACACGTATCCCTGGAGGCGGTACCTTTTCCGCCTCTATGTACTCTTCGACTGCCTTCTTGCTCGCGCGAGCCTCCAGCAGCTCCGTCCGGCCAGTCTCCAGTACGAACCCAAAGAACTCTTCGGGACTTTCAACCTTCGCGGAAGTGCGTTTGGAGGTATAGGCGGTACCCTTGCCGTCGATCTTGACAGAGGTAAGCCTAAGTTCATGGAGCTTAGCAAGCACCATACCCTCAAGCTCTTTAACTGTAGTCTTATCCTCAGCTAGGGACTCCTCAAAAGCTTTTTCCCGTTCCTTAACATCGTCCCTCAGAGACCTCCAAGCCTCGATAGTCTCTGTTAGGTCATATTGCGGCTCTTCCATGTTCCCCTTCTTTCTAAGCTACCCTAGCAAACTCGCCATGTAGCTTTATGGCTGCTTCTTGGTATGCCCTACTAGCTGCTTCTATAGTCTTGTACCTACCAAGGTAAATATGCTTATTGTACAGGTATATCTGTGCTACATAGGCACCCCGCTGCACATGCACGCCCTTAACCCCCAGCTTATTGTTTCTTTGCGCTCCGCGATTATGCTGATTCTGCGACGCAGTAGCTTCTCTTAAGTTACTTATCCTGTTGTTAAGCCCGTTGTGGTCTTCGTGGTCCACCCTATCGGGCCACCTACCATAGTAGAGTGCGAAGGCGATATGGTGCCCACAGTATCCCTTATAGTCTATCATGACACGAAGGTAATAAGTATCATGATCTTTGTGTGTAGACCCGGCTAGTTTACCCGGCCTACCCTTTGTTCCTTTCTTTACCTTCCACCTAATATCCCCGGTTTCCGGTTCATAGGTAAGCAACTCCCTAAGCTTATCTATCCCTATCTTGTCGGCTGGCATCACTTAGGCACTCCAGTAGCACGCCTTGGAGAGACTGTCTTTTCTCCAAGCGATCATAAATCTTAGCTTCTTCGGGGGTTCCGCATAACTGGATGATCGATACGCCCTTCGTCTGCCCCCGGTGAATGGGCCGATCACATGCTTGACGATATACCTCGTTGCTGTCTACGGGCAAGTAAAAAATAACTGTTCCCGCAGCTGAAAGCTCAACCCCATGACTCAATGTGCGCGGGTCCGCCGCAAGCACGCGGGGGTGCCTCGTGCGCTCGAACAAGTCAATGATTCGCCCCCGCTCCTTCGCGCTCACATCGCCGTGGATGCACGCGCACGTATACCCCGCTTTGGTTACGTTTCTATCCACACCTGTACTTAGGTGACCTTTAGTTACAAACTCCTTAACAAGCTCCAACTGGTTCCGATAGGGAACAAGGATAACTACCTTATCATCCGTATTCTCTAGGATATTTAGGACTTCTCTTGCTCGCTCTCCCGGATCGAAGGCGAAGCTTCCATCGCTTGTGTAAGCAGCTCCGCCTGCAATCTGAAGAAGCTTATTTCTAAGAGAAGCTTCGTGTACAGCAGTAATAGACTTTCCTCCGCCGAGTTGAATGTAGGCTTCTTTTCTAAGAAGCTTGTACGCTTTTTCAGCGTCGCTTCCAAGGCCGACAAGTCGCCGCTCAGTGGTTGCATCGGGAATTGCATAGCAGTCCTCTCTTAAGACTCTGATAGATGGTTGAAGGATATTGTACACAGCCTCAACAGCATGCTCTGTAGGCACCCAAGTAAACTGATCTACGTGGGTATGCGTCCGGTTCCTAAACCGGGTCATGGCCTCGCGATAGTCCTGCCGGATTGCCCGGGCTACCCCATAAGCATTCATGGGGCTATTCGCCATAGGCGTAGCGGTTAATCCCCAAACATTCCTATCTATAGCGATTTCACGAAGGCCAGTATGTAGAGACTGGCTGTCTCCTTTGTGGTGCTTGTAGTGCTTGAACTTACTACACTCATCTACCACTATCGTGTGTATGTCAGAGGCATGTATAGCATTGCGCACAGCAGTAGACAACAGACACTCATAATTAGATATGAAAGCGCAACCCGAAGCCTCGGATATTTGTTTAGCGCGTGTAGCATTACTACCAGATAGAACGTAGTAAGAGATACCGCTATCCCCGACCAAATTAGCATAATGCTTCTCCCAAACTGTTGTAAGCGTTGTCTTAGGTGCGAGAACTAGGATACTCCCGCCCGCTTGTCTCATTAGATAATCAGCCGCCCAGATAGCCGTAGCCGTCTTGCCCGTCCGCGTCTCACTTAAATCGAACGCATACTGGTGGCTTAGGAGGAACTCAACCCTAAGCCGTTGGTTCTCCATCGGTGCCCAAGGTCCAGGGTACGGATAGTCCGCTATGTCCATGGAGATGCTAGGCACGGGCCAAAGCTCCTACTTCTTCGCTCCCACTGTTACCCATACTTCCGGTTCCCTTTCTTCGATTGCCCTAATCAGCCCGTCTTCAATCTCCATGTCGTGGACGGTATGCACAAGTGCCGCACCCCCGCCTGCCTTGCTTACCTGTCTTAGCACCTCACCTTGCGCCCCCGTAGGTTCATCAATCTTAGTGCGCTTCGTCTCGATAGCGACGAACACGCCTAGCGTGGTGCCCGCCATCTCCTTAGTGACCTTAATGGGGATACAAGCGAGGCAATCAACTGTGTGGGCACCTATCCCAGACTGAACAGGCCAAAACTGGTAGCATCCCCAACCTTTAAGAACGGCCTTAAGAGCCTTTTTAACTTTATCCTCTAGGAAGTCTGACTCTTTATCCATTCCCTTTCTTCCCAGTCCAATGTTTGCAACTTGTCAGATCGCAATAGCCGCACAAACGATTCTTCTTAGCTGTATCGCTCGTATCGACAGCCTTCACCCGCTCAACGAGCCTATGAAAAGTTTGCCCAGGTGATAAGGTATGTACCTCTCCTACCTTCCTGTCCTTTAGCCAGATATACATCCCTCGCCAGTGCCTTACTCGCGGGTAATGAGCTTTGACTGCTACAGAGTAGGTGCTAAGCTGGTCCGGGTCTTCCCAAGGCTTCCCGGTCTTCCAATCTAAAATCCAAGCAATATCCCCACCCTCGATTTGAAGGAAGTCGATCTTAGTTGTGAACCAAGACTTAGAGTGGGTAAGCTGATTTTGCTCATCGAAGTTGAACCAACGCTCTATGCAGATAATGTCTTCCTCGTACTTCTTACTTGGTATGAAGTCCGTCACCCATTCGAGGTCTTTAGGTAGGGCAACCCCGTCTCGTACATAGTGCTCGATAGCGGCATGTACGCGGTTGCCTTCTTTGGCAGCCTCGCTCTCCACATAGGGGAGAGTCTTAGAGATGTAGCGGGCATGTCCAAGCTTAGGGCAGCGTTCGAACGTGGTAAGCTTGGTGTAAGACCAAGGAAGCAAGCTTGTCATTGAGTACGCTCCAAAATATAGCCCCTACCCCATACGCCAGTAATGGTCCAGCCATGAAGCTTAGGCCGCATACGCCTAATGCTAGAGCGCACACAGTCCTCGGCTTCAGTTGGTTCAAGATCGGGATCAGGGTAGGCACACTCGACAAGCTCCCCTATTGTCATAAGCCGTGGCGAGTACAAGCCTAATAGGACAAGTATCCTACGCTGTTGCTTGCTAAAAGGCTCTAGGTCTATCCCGTTAATCCTCATTGTCTCCCCCTAGTTAATCGGCTGCTTACAATCATCCCTAGCACGAAGTCTACCATGTTCCTAGCTCCTGCCTCTTTTCCGAGTCTGAGCAGTGTGTTTATTTGCTCAGGCGACATGAGGATACTGCCGTCCTCAAGCTCGGTGAAAGCCTGATTAGTTTTCCTCGCTCGTTCGGCTAATAGCCTCACTGCTACTTTTATCATACCTATCCCCACTAAAAAGTTCCGCGGCCAAAGGCAAGTTAGGAGCCCACTCGGGCACCGTCACCAAGGCCGTGCCAAGCATATCGAGGCACCATTGCTTATCCGCCAAGGGCACGCAACAGACAAGCTCGTCATGCGTGGAGGTCACGACGCGGCAGCCCGCCCGCGCGGCGAACTCGCGCCGGACTTTCAACCACGCATCTGTAAGGACGATCCTAGCTAAGAACTGAACCACATTCTCCATAATTGTACCGCCCCAAATCCTATCAAGGTTGTCCCCCTCATAGTCAAGAAAAAGACCGTTAGGGCCAATGATCCTATGCCCTATCCAAGAGACCGGGCCAAAAAGTTCATCCACTACATCATACTTTTTGAGTCGGCTTAATGTTCCATCGAACTTTCGCCAAAGATTGGGTATCTCTCTACGTTTCTTACGAAAAAAGTCTACCATCCCATTGCTAACGCTACGCTCAACCTTTATCCCCTTGCTTTCGAGGTAGTAGGCGAACGTCTCTTTGCCCATACCATAACCACAGCCTAAGTCCGTTTCTTTCATCAACCGGCGAAGTTCTTTATTTATTTCCCTAGTTACCTCGACGCCAAAGAAGTCTGTAGCGTCCTCACTATAGACATCTCTGTTCTCGCGAAAAGCTCCAAGTAGGCCCTCACAACCTGCCAGCCACGCGGTTAGTCTGAACTCGATCTGCGAAAGGTCACCCCATACAAGGGAAAAACCTTCAGGGGCCAGCAACCCACTCCTAAGCTTGCTCCCTCTTGGGAGATTTTGGAAATTACAGTTAGAAACTATTCTTCCGTTAGCCCAAAATCTATTTTTTCCTCCGCAGTTAATAATGTCGTAGACCGTCTCTTCGTGGCCTTCTTGAACCGTTCGGTATTCCTGCATTGCTCTTGGCGCGTTGCTAGCCGTAGGTTCCCCGGCTCGTAATGGCCATTGTTGTCCCTCCGGTCTACTTCCAATCCCAAATAGTCCGCTCCTGGAAAAGTCTCTATCACATACTGGATAAAGCCCTTCCTCGTTGGAAACTTGTTCTGTATTCCCCGTCCCCCGTAGCGGTGATAATGCTTGTGCCGTGAGTTGGTGCACCGTGCTTGGATATTGCTCCAGCGGTTGCCCAGGCTCTTGCTTATCTGCTTCGATGGAGCGAGTAGTCCCTTGCAATTCTTGCATTGGGTTGTTCGCTTTTGCCAAAGGTTCCCTATCGGGATTGCTTCCTCTCTTCCGCAGATGCAACGGCAAAGCACTTTCGCTCCGGGTCGCAACACTATCGGTGCGAACACTAACCAGCTTTCGATTCGCGTCCCCAGGTAATGCTCCACCCATAAGCGAGATGCCTCGCTTTTTTGCTTCGCCGATAGAGAGCTTGCTACTACCTTCTGTCCAGCAAACATGATCTGGAGTGGCGATAACACCACACCACTCAATAACTTCTCTTCGGCCTCGGCATACAAGACCTTCGTGATTAACGAATTCTTCGCCATCCCATACCATCTCCCCCGTTCCTAAGGTATCTAAAGTTTTATAGTACCACCCTTCTTGATTCGCAACAATTATCCAAGTGTCCCCCGCAAGGCATTTATCCCCACCTGAGAACCGGCCCGTATGGCAGCCATAATAACGCAAATAGATCGGCATAGGACCGCGCCCGGCCATGCCTAGAAGCCTTCCTGCCCTAGTTTCATGAATGCTAGTTTTTGCAGCAACTCTTGCTTCGACAAGATCGCGAACTCGTTCATTAGGGTGCTCCTGTAAGGCTTGAAAGTCTAAGTCCGTCTTAGCGAACGCG